TTACGAGTACCAACATGAAGCAGGCCTATGGCTTCCTTATTCATCTATTGATACTGTTAAAATCTCTAAAAATAGGTTATTGCAAATTTGCGACAATTACATACGATTTAAATACGAGGAAATACAAAATGGCACTTAAATTTGCTAATACTAAAGGCGCTGCAATTAAAGGCGCAGAAGCTTATACTTACAAAGATGGCGAGAATACTATCCGTATCTTTGGAGATGTTCTACCACGTTACCTTTATTGGATTAAAGGAAAGAATAATAAAGATATTCCACTAGAGTGTTTATCTTTTGATCGTGAAAAAGAAAAATTCACTAATAAAGAGAAGGATTGGGTAAAGGAATTTTATCCAGAACTTAAGTGTGGCTGGGCTTACTGCGTTATGGGGTATTCTCTGACCGAGAAAAAACCAGTTGTTATTAACCTGAAGAAAAAACTATTTGAACAGATTCTTGGTGCTGCAGAAGACCTAGGTGATCCAACCGATCCAGATACTGGATGGGATATTGTATTCAAGCGTGCCAAAACTGGTGCTCAAGCCTTCAATGTAGAGTATACTCTTAGTGTACTACGCTGCAAAGCTCGTTCACTATCAGAAGAAGAACGTACTATGATTGCTGCAGCTAAGACTGTAGATGAATCTGTACCACGTTTAACTGCGGAAGATCAAAAGAACTTCCTTGATAGTTTGAAGTCTGAATCTGATTCAGCTAGTGAAGTTCCAGCTGAGGTTAAGGAAGAAGTCGACGATATTCCTATGTAAAAGAAATAAAGGCTCCCTCGGGAGCTTTTATTGCCTGGAGAAACTATGTTGGATAAGCATATAACTTTTACTTATGGGGAGCTAATTGAAGCATTCAATGAGTGGAATAAAATATTAGAGCAAGATAAAGTACCAGAAAGGCCTACAGGTAATACCTGGGGTGAAATGTTTACTAATTATCTTATTACTTCTGTTAATAAGATAAGGGCCGAGAAGCTTACTAGCTATAGACAATGAAAATCCTATTCACAGCCGATTGGCATATTAAACTTAATCAGAAAAACGTACCTATCGACTGGCAGGAGGCTAGGTATTTAGAATTAGTACAACAACTAAATAAGATTATTGTAGAACTAAAAATAGATCTTCTAGTAATCGGTGGAGATGTGTTTGATCGGGTTCCTACTATTGAAGAGCTTGAATTATACTTTGCTATGATGCAAGCCCTAAACCCCAGAATTGATATAATTATATATTCTGGAAATCATGAAGCTGTAAAGAAGCATACCACTTTCTTATCTAGACTAATACGGATAAGCTCAGTAATTAATTCTAGGGTTATCATACTAGATGACTACTATAGTATTGGAAATATGGATTTTATTCCATACAATAGGCTGAAGGATAAATGGCCAAATTTTACTGGTAATATTTGTTTCACTCACGTTAGAGGTGAGATACCTCCTCACGTTAAGTCAGAAATTGACCTAGACTTATTTAATAGGTGGGAACTAGTACTAGCAGGTGATCTACACAGTCACAGTAACTGCCAACGTAATATTCTCTATCCTGGTTCTCCACTAACCACAAGTTTTCATAGAAATGAAGTAGAGACTGGTGTAATAATTTTAGATTCTGAAACACTACATTGGGACTTCAAAGAACTCAATCTACCTCAGCTATTAAGAAAGACTGTCTCTAGTCCAGAAGAAATGATTCCTACAGATTTTCATCATACTATATATGAAATTGAGGGAGATGTTGGTGATCTAGCCAATATTAAGAATTCTGAATTACTAGACAAGAAAATTGTTAAACGCGAACATAAGTCAAGACTCTCTCTGAATAATCTAAGTATAGAAGAGGAGCTTAGATTATACTTAGACGAAGTGCTAGAAATCTCAAATATTGACGAGATATTGAAGGGGGCAAATGATTATATTAAAGACGCTAACATGGAGTAACTTATTTTCTTATGGCGCCGGGAACACAATCTCTTTAGATGAAGAACCAATTACGCAGTTAGTTGGATTAAATGGACATGGTAAATCTAGTATTCCTCTTATACTAGAAGAAGTGCTATTTAATAAGAATTCTAAGGGAATTAAAAAGGGTGATGTAGTAAATAGACAACTGAATACTAGCAAGTATTCAGGAGTTTGTACATTCTCAATATTTGATAAAAACTACCAAATGTCCATTGATAGGTCAGGTGCTACTCAAAAAGTTAAACTTATTGAAGATGGAACAGATATTTCTAGCCATACCGCTACTGCTACTTTTTCGCAACTAGAAGAGTTATTCGGTGTAGATGCTAAGACATTTAGCCAATTGGTATATCAAAATTCGGGGTCGTCGTTACAATTTCTTACTGCAACCGATAGTAATAGAAAAAAATTTCTTATAGACTTATTATCTCTAGATAGGTATATAACTATCTTCGAGCGTGTAAAAGTAGCACATAAAGAACTAGCGGACAAACTATTGAAACTAGGGGCTAAGGAATCTACGGTACGCAGCTGGCTTGAGAGTGCAGGTAAGACAGTATTGAAAGAAATTCCGCTTGCAGAAGTACCTTCCTTAGATAGTACAAAAGCGACCCAATTGGGAACTTTAAAAGCACAGCTAGTGGAAATAAATGGTATAAATGCTAAGATTAGTGCGAATAATTTGTACAAAGAAAAAATTTCGTCTATTGATTCATCAGCGTTAGTAAGTACAAAAGCGACCATTTCTACAAAAGCACTAGAGCAGCAACGAGCAGAAGTTCAGCTAGAACTAAAGCAATATGCTGCTACAGTAAAGAAGTATAGTGGACTACATTCCGGTGAATGTCCTACTTGTACACAACCAATTGATACTCACAAAATAAAGAGTATTGTAGATGATGCGTTGGCACTATCAGAAATTAAAAAAGCTACCGAAAAGCGTATATTAGAAGAGATAGCCTTAGCAGAAGCCAATAATAAAGAAGTTTCTGCGCATCAAGCTTTGGTAAAAGAGTTTGAACAGTTATCTATATTAATTGACAGGTCTTTACCGCAATTAACTTTAGATAAAGAAGAACTCGACGCTAAAATTGAAGAGCTTGAGAACTATATAGACTCTATTAATTCTGCTATTACTAAAGTTACTAAGGCTAATAATACTGCGTCAGCTACTAATGCTAAAATCGCAGCGATTAGAGATCAATTAGATAGTTATACAAAAGAGTTAGATACTCTATCGAAAGAAACTATAGAACTAGAGAAAGCTTTTTCAATACTAGAAGTTCTTAAGAAAGCCTTTAGTACAACTGGACTAATTGCATACAAGATAGAAAACTCTGTAAAAGAATTAGAAGCTCTTACAAATGAGTACTTATCTGAACTTAGTGATGGAAGATTCGAGTTACTGTTTGTTCTAGAAAAAGATAAGCTTAATATAGTGATTGTGGATAATGGAAAAGAAATTGAAATTACAGCACTTTCTGCAGGTGAGTTGGCTAGAGTAACTACCAGTACTTTGCTTGCAATTAGAAAGTTAATGTCTAGTTTATCTAAGTCTCGTATCAATATTCTATTTCTTGATGAAGTCATTGATGTACTCGATACATACGGAAAAGAAAAGTTAATTGAAGTTCTTCTGAAAGAAGATGGACTTAATACATTTCTAATATCCCACTCCTACTCCCATCCTCTGGTTAAAAGGTTAGAAGTTATAAAAGAAGAAGGTATTTCAAGGTTGAATTATGGCAGTTGATAGTAGAGCAAAAGGCGCTAGAGCGGAAATGGTTGTTCGTGATGAAATGCGTAAGTTAACAGGACTACAGTGGGAAAGAATTCCCGCTTCTGGAGCACTTTCGGCAGTTCACCAACTTAAGGGTGATTTATACATACCGGGGGAGTATAATCATTACTGTGTAGAAGTCAAACATTACGCAGAGGATTCCTTATCATCTACTTACCTAACTGGTGTGAATCCGCAGCTTTCTCAATTTTGGGAACAAACAGTTAGAGAGTCTAGTCAGGTTAATAAGAAACCACTATTAATATATAAGTATGATAGATCAAAACTCTATGCTTGTATGAATGACTTACTAGTAGATCAGAAAGATTATCCTCATCGCTATTTATATAGTTATGAGGGATTTTATATTACTAGACTAGAACAGTGGGTTAACTTCTGCGAACCGGAGTGGACCAAATGAGTGAGGATATTAGAGAGTTATTTGAAAACTGCGAAATAACTAAAACCTTGGCTGGCACAGCAGAATGGCACGAAGATAAACAAAGATATACAATATTTTCTTCTAAGCAGTTTGCTTGGGAGATTTTTAAAGAGGCTTACTACTTAGGAAGTATACATGGAAGAAATTGACGAGTTAGAACAACTTAGTGTAAAACCTACTAAATCTTTTGCATCTATGGTTAAGAAAGATGAAGATATAGTTATGGTAGTAGATGCTCTGAACTTAGCTTTCCGTTATCTTCATAGTGGACAATTAAACTTTGCTAATGATTATTTAAAGACAGTACAAAGTTTATCTCAGAGTTATAGTGCTGGTAGGGTAATTATAGCGTGTGATCAAGGTTCCTCTTCATTTAGAAAGAATATATACCCAGAGTATAAAGCTAATCGTAAAGAGAAGTATGAACTACAAACTCCTGAAGAGAAAGAGAAGTTTGATAGGTTCTTCAAAGATTTTGAAGATACACTTTTACTTCTAGCAGAGCATTATGAGGTACTACGCTATGAAAATGTTGAAGCGGATGATATTGCAGCTTATATTGTGGCTACTCTTAATTATGAGCATATCTGGCTTATATCTTCTGACAAGGACTGGGACTTACTCATATCCCCTTCCGTTTCAAGGTTTAGTTATGTAACTAGAAAAGAAATAACAGAAGATAATTGGCCCTATGATTGCTCAAAAGAAAACTACTTAGGACTAAAATGTTTACAAGGTGACTCTGGAGATAATATACTAGGAGTAGATGGCATAGGGCCAAAAAGAGCTATTACACTATTAGAACAATATGATGATATTTTTAGTATTATTGACCTTCTACCTTTACCTGGTAAACAAAAATTTATACAGAACCTCAATGCGTCTGGCTCGTTGCTAGAACTTAATTTAAAATTAATGGATTTACCTACATACTGCGAAGAAGCAATAGGTGAAGATAACATTCAAGACATTAAACGGAGATTAAAAATTGTTACTAATTGAATACAATACAGATGATGTTGATCTAACACCTTGTAGAGCTCATGAATCAGATGCTGGTGCAGACTTACGTGCTGCCGAAGATTATATTATTAGACCACATACTGCTGAGTTAGTTGATACAGGAATTCGTGTAGCTATACCCCCGGGGTATTTTGGAATGGTAGTGAGTAGGTCTGGCCATGGAAAGCATCGTATTTCCTTAGCCAATCGTGTTGGAATTATCGATTCTGATTACCGAGGTAATATTATGGTCAGATTAGAAAATCTTGGTGACGCTGACTTCGTTATTAAACGTCTTGATCGTGTAGCTCAGTTAGTACTTATTCCTTGCTTACTTCCAGACTTTGTACTATCGGATGACTTAGATGAGACTGCCCGTGGAACGGGCGGATTTGGAAGTACTGGAGTTAATTAATGTATAAGGCATCAACTAGAGCAGCGGTAATTACACGTAGAACATATAATAGACCATTAAATGAGCTTGGTACTATCTTTGAAACTTGGAAACTAACAGTAGCTAGAGTTATTGACCATCAGCAATGGCTATGGGAAAGAGCTAAAGGTTCTGAGTTAAATGATGCGGAGTTTGCAGAGTTATATGAGCTAGAAGAGCTTATGCTAGACCGTAAGGTTTCAATGAGTGGTAGAACCTTATGGTTAGGTGGTACTGATATTTCTAAATATAGAGAAGCTAGTCAGTTTAACTGTTCTTATACAAATATTGAAACTGTATACGATATAGTAGATAGTTTATGGCTACTATTACAAGGTTGTGGTCTTGGAGTACGTCCAATTGTAGGAACTCTAAATGGTTTTGTTAATCCTATAGATGATATTCGTATTATTCCTAGTACTAGAACTGCTAAAGGTGGTCTTGAGTACAATGAGGAGTTCTGGGATGCTGAGACTAGAGTTTGGCGTATTAAAATTGGAGATTCAGCCGAAGCCTGGGCTAAATCTATTGGTAAACTAATTGCAGGTAAGTATCCAGCAAAAACTTTAGTATTAGACTTTTCCGAGCTACGACCAGCAGGTGAACGGTTAAAGGGTTATGGGTGGATTAGCTCCGGTTATTACGCTATTGCTAAGGCTTATAAAGCTATAGCTAAAATCCTATCTTCTAAAGCAGACTCACTATTATCCAGAATAGATATTATGGATATTATTACTTGGTTAGGAACTATTCTTAGTAGTCGTAGAAGTGCTGAAATTGTTATATTCGAGTATAATCAACCTGAATGGGAAGAATTTGCTGTAGCTAAAAAAGATTGGTGGCTACATGATAATGCACATAGAACACAGTCTAATAATTCTCTACTATTTAAAGAGAAACCTACCCTTAAAGAACTTCGTAAAATTTTCCAAATTATGGAAGAAGCCGGGGGTTCTGAGCCTGGGTTTATTAATGGTGAAGAAGCCTTGCGTCGAGCTCCATGGTTTCAAGGATGTAATCCTTGTGTAGAAATTCTACTTGGGTCTAAGTCCTTTTGTAATCTTACAGAAATCGACATTGGTAAGTTTAAGAAAGATGCCTCCGGTCTACATAGGGCAGCCTACTTAGCTGCAAGGGCTAATTATAGACAAACCTGTGTTAATCTTAAAGATGGTATTCTACAAGAATCTTGGCACCTTAATAATGCCTTCCTAAGATTATGTGGAGTTGGCCTAACTGGTATTGCTAAGCGTCCTGATATGAAGGCTTATGATTACCAATATTTACAGCGTACCGCTACTTCCGCTGCTATTGGTATGGCTGATGAACTTAAGCTTCCACATCCGAAGAACGTCACTACTGTAAAACCGAGTGGTACACTAAGTAAAATTATGGACACAACAGAAGGTGCCCATATGCCTTTAGGTAAGTACATTTTTAATAATGTACAGTTTAGTAAGTTTGATCCTGTAGTAGAAAAACTACGCGATGCAAACTATAATGTTATTAATCATCCAACTGACGACTCAGGAGTTCTAGTAACATTTCCAGTTCGCTGGGATGATGTTCCCTTCCATAAAGTAAATGGAAAGGAAGTAAACCTAGAAAGTGCTATTGATCAGTTAGAGCGCTATAAGCTACTACAGAAAAACTGGACCCAGCAGAATACTTCTGTAACTATTAGTTATGATCCTAGTGAAGTTGATGGTATTGTACAGTGGTTATTTGATAATTGGGATATTTATGTAGGAGTTAGTTTCCTATATAGAACTGATCCTACTAAAACTGCAAAAGACTTAGGCTATTTATATTTACCACAAGAAGTAGTAACAGAAGATGACTATAATAGATATGTAGCTACGCTACTAGAAGTAGACCTTGAGTCTGCTAATTCCTTTGATGAACTTCGTGATGAAGGATGTGCTACAGGTGCTTGCCCAATTAGGTAATGGATAAGTTACTTGAAGAACTAAAACCTTTACAGCTAAGGCCTAAACCTTTATACTGTACTGGTAGTAGTAATTGCTGGTGTTTTAGGTTAGAAACCAGACTACCAAGTCATGCAGACTATGATATATGTATGACACCAAAAGAGTTGTTAGAGATGTATAGTCCTGAACTAACTTCTAACGATATTAACTATTTAAAAAGTATTGAGTCTAAGGAGTGTATATGGTAGAATTTAAGTTTAGTATTGGTGATGAAGTATACCATGGTCGTACAGGTATTGGTGGATATGTAATTGGTCTATATCAGAATAGAACAGGTGCACTAGTATCAGAAATTGAGTACGTTACAGAGAATGGTAGTGTACAAATAATGTGGTGGCCAGAAGCTGAACTAGAATTAATGTAAGTACAAAACCGATTGTAGTACAAAACCGACCCAAATAAAAAGCCCTAACAGAGTAATCTGTTAGGGCTTTTTTCATGCTACAAGACCTATTTTATAAATAGTCTTTCCATTCTCTTTTACTGCTGTTAGTACTTGTTGTTTACTACCATATGATATGTGAACCCATCCAGACTCTACATCCCCAGGAGTATAGAACTCTAGTATAAGCTGTTTAAATTTTAGATTTTGTTCACACCATTTAGCTAACATATAGTTAGATAGATTAGGAACCTCAATATCTGCGGCTAAACCTAGTACATGATCAGATGTTTTTGAACCACCAATGGCTACATTTAACTGAGGACTCCTATACCCACTATTAATTATAACTGCGCCAAACTGATCTCTAATAGGTTGCAGAATTTTAGATGTTAGTAACATTAAATTATTAACTACAAGACTAGAAGGTGTATTATCAATACCTTTCCTAGATGCGTAGTCGCTTTTTGTAAGTTCCTTCAATGTAAAGTTTTTACTTAATTGCATTAAACTCCCTCAAATAATTTTTATAAGAGTTTGATAAACCCTCATGCTTACCAGAACATTCCTCAAAAGCCTTTTTATCCTTTGCTTTCTGTGCTAGTACATCTTCCCAACTAGTAAACGGGCTTTCTAATACGGATTGAATACATGAAGAAGTTAGGTATGAATCGAAACTAGGTGGTTTAGGTACTGGAGCACAGCATCCTGCTAACAAGACACTACTGAATATCAGACTTTTTAGTAACATTATCTATTTCACTCCATATTTTTGAAAAGTCTTCTGAAGGTACACAAGGTACATTAGTAAGAGGTTTCTGTTTAACTCTACCTAGTATAGTACCCAGTCTAGCATCTAGCTCTAGCATACTAGACTGGTTCCTACGTGCTTCTTCCTGTGAAAATTCTCTAACTTTATCGAGCTTACCTTGAATTAGCTCAAATTGTTGTAGTCTTTCAAGTTCAACTTTATCGGCCTTATAACTATAACCACTAGAAAATCCTAGTACTAAAGCGATCAATATTCCAGCTATTATCTGAAAGTATTTATTTTTCAGTATTGCTATTAGTTCCATACTTGGCTCCTAGGAATTTATTGGCGAATTTATTACCTGTTACAAGTCCCATATAAGCTAGAGTATACCAAGCTAAACCTTCTAGATTTACTACAGGTGCTAAAGATGCTTTATAGGAGGCGTATAGAAATACGGCTGTAGCAGCCGTATTTGCTATATTAAACCAAACTCTAGAACTGGATAATTTACCTCCAGGCTCCTCTTGTACTAATTCTTCTAATTTCATGGTTCAGGCTCTGGTTCAGGCTCTGGTTCAGGCTCTGGTTCAGGCTCTGGTTCAGGCTCTGGTTCAGGCTCTGGTTCAGGCTCTGGTTCAGGCTCTGGCGTGTCTCGTATTGTCGCGTAGTGGAAGTACGCAGAAAAAAGTAGCCCATAGATATCCCCCATCGTCACTGATGTACCAGTTGGAAGTAGCGTGACTGGATCGTATATCTCGATAACTTCCGCTGGATCATATTGAGCCGTCATCGGCGCATCGGGTTGATCTCTTAGCGTCAAGTCACCAACTGTCGTAATGCGCTCTTCCGTAAAGATCACACTAGGCAAAGAATTCAACGGATTGTGTATCTCGACTAAACGACAACGTTGATAACTTTCGCCGGTTAGGGGTGTTTGTTTGTAATTAGGCATTTTTATATATCTCCAAAAAAAACCATATTTCTATACGGCCCCCAAGGGCCAAAGCTGCCTGCCCCATACCCCATAAAAGCGTGGGTAATATAGACAGAGGAACTATCAAAACGCACATTCGGAAATATAAGTCTGGGAAATACCCCTCCCATAACGGTAAGAAGATGGATGGGTATATATGGACGTAGACCAGCAATAGCATTTGGGATACTATGTGTTTCTCCAGTAGTCCATGTATAGTTTATTGTTCCTAGTCCGACCATAGTTTTACCCTGGCCCTGGCCCTCAGAATTAAACGCCACACTCCCATCTGACCTATAAACCTGCAAACCATACCCAGTTACATACTCCGTAGGCAAACCATACGCTACCCAGTCCCATGTTCCTGATGAAGTCTTACAACCAAGAAAGTCATTTGTATTAAGAGTTATAGATGCCCCAATTGTCGTGGGGCGAACAGCCAATATCAGTGTCCCTGCGGGTTTAGTTATGTCGGTCGCTGACGCGACATTGGTGCCCGACCCAATTTTTACATAATTTCGGTAATCTTGATCAATCTGACAACCCCCCAAGTCATTAAATACACTAAATCCAAAACCAGAACTTGCACCTCCATTCATTCTGAGAACAATCCATGTCCCACTTGCTGAACTTGTATATCCAGAGTAAACAGTAAACCCGCCATTGCCAATAATCGAATACAGCCCCATAGCAGACCAGACTGGTTGGTTAGTACAGTGTACTAACCAATCATTTGAAGTCGTCATACCCGCCACTGTGACAAAATAACTACCCCCCGCCGCAAGTGCAGGAACCGTCACAGACATGACTACCCGATGAATAGTCATAGTAGAGTTTAATGTGCTAATGCCTGCAGAATTCCAAATTTCCAATCCAAAACTCATGCTGCCAAATCCCCAATTTTGACCCTCAATACGCCAGCCGCATCGTAAACCTTGATAACATTTTCAAGAATTTCCAAACGTGCCCCCGTTGTTGCTGACCTAATTCTAAATTGCCCAGTGCCCACAATATCAAGGCCATACTTGTCAGATACCCCCGTATAACCAAGGTAAAAACCTTCAGTTGAATTGCTCCATGTTTTTCCACTTGATTTGATTGCGCCGCCGCCTGACAGCGTAATGCCACCGCCTGTAATTGTGGTTCCGGTAGTCAAGGTGGCGTTGGTGCTATCCCAGCTAGAATTATTGATAAGTTGAGAAGTCTGAGTGATGTTATTTGCGGTAGTGACCCATGATCCTGCTATCTTCTGATAGAACAACGTAGTATCCGTAGCAAAATAAGTATCCCCGTTTGCTCCGGTAGGTCTGGCAGACAACAAACCACTTGTCATTACATTGGCTGTAGCCCCTGCAGCAGCAGTACTCTTTTCCAAACGTACAATTGTTACCTTATCAACGTATGCTCCACTGACCGTACACGTCACCAATGCAGATTTAGCCACTCCAAACTGCAATGCGGTTACTACTTGAGTAGCCGCACCTGAATTGGTAGGCACACTTCCAACAGGAAAACCACTGAATGACCATACATAAGACGGGCTTGTTATACCACTCACTACTGCGGTAAAAGTAATATCAGGATTAATTTGTGGAGTAGGAACTAAATTCTTAGCATCCAGTGTTCCATCTGTTGCTGTAAATGCAGCTTGAATATTAGGAGTAACTACCACAGATGGACCTTGCGCTCCCGCCGCTCCCGCCACCGCGTCAATATAAGGAGTGCTCCACGTACCACCTGCATTGGTCGTAGAGCCAGCAACCACATTGAAAACAAACTCTGAAGCGTAAGTTGGCGTGGTGCTGGTGGGTGGCTGAGTGATTGACCAATTGGTAGGAGCAGTAAGCACTGCCGTAGCGGCATTGAAATTACCACCCGTAGGCGCTGTTGCCGAACCAATCTGTCGGTAAACAGTGGCAGCGTAGACCACATTACCACTACTGCCAGAGGCACCATTCTGAGCAACCACTACAGGATCGGTGAAGGAGGTAAGCGAAAGCTGCGTAGCTGGCGTAGATGTGCTTGCTATCGCCGTCGTCATATAGACGGCTGAAGGATGCGCTGGCGTTGCTGGCCTAGTTAAAGACCATCCCGCTGTACCTCCAGTTTGTAAACCAAGCGTTGTGGTAGAAATTGTATATAAACAACTGGTTGGCTTGGTAGGAACACTGCCACCAGCCCAATAGAGTTCTACTCGCTCTTGTGTAGCACCATTTACGCCAAGTACACCCGCTTTAGATTTCGCTATAGAAAATACAGAAACAAGACTAACTCCACCCTTACTAGCGGTAAAAGTAACGGTGCCGGTATCAACACCAGTTAAAGCGGTTACAGTTTGTGTTCTGCTGGTAGTAGCCTCTGAACAGGTAACGCCTGCTGACTTAACTACTGAGTATGTCCATCCGTTAGTAGAATCATCCACCACACCATAGAACACACTCATAGTGGTGCTACAGCCAGCAAAGTTACCCCCAGTTCCATCATTCAAAGTAGGAACTACGTGTACTTCGTTACTTAGCATAGCTACATAAGGCGATAAGCCTATAGCGCCATATAACGTCCAATAAGTATTGAAACTTGTTGGCATTGTGGGTGGCAGAATAGAACCACTAGAGGTATGAGCCAGTATGCAAGACCAGCTAGATCCATTATGTAAAACAATGTCCCCAATTACATAATCTGTAGCGGTAAGCCAATCCCCTTTAAAGACGTTTCTAGTCGCGCCCGCTACCGCTGTACTTTTCTCCAGACGCATCAGCGTAATTGAAGCTGTCATTTCGCCACACAATGCGGTAATGACTACTTGTTTCGCACTGCCAAAATCAGCTAGGTCGAAGTACATTGTGTCACCTCTACCGACTCCAGGCGCACCAAAAATGTAGTTCAACATAACCAGTTTGCCGTCGTCGGTCTTTGGAATAACACCATTTGACGGCACAAATATGACTGGATCATTTACGCCTTGACGAACCACCGTAACCGCAATCGTTTGGCTTACAGGTGTGGCAATACCATCTTCGTAAGTAAATCCTTGACCACTAGAGATAAGACTAATAGAAGGGCCAGCAGCACCTTCGCGTGCCTTAGCAACAGAGAACCTGGTGGTTATATTGGGCTGTCCCACCTTGCTTGCAGTGATATCCACATAGCCCACATCAGCGCTGATAGCTGTGACCGTGTAGGTGCTACCAGCAAGGTTGCCACTCAGATTCGTAGGGATTGCAGAGAACGTCCAGTTCAGAGTGTCGTCCACATTACCTTGATAGACACTCATGGTGGAAGCACAACCCACGAAACTGCTGACCACACCAAAGTTGTCAGAAGGTAGAAGGTGACTCTCACTAGATAGACGAGCATTTAGCCCGTCCATCAAGTCAGTGATAGTTATATGACCTGTTGATACTATAGGCATGTTAAGCCGCCGTGAAACTGGTGTTCAACATGAACGCCGTCTGTGCCACGCCACCGTTGACATACACCGCACGGTAAAAGCGCGTCATGATCGGAACTGATAAATGCACACAGGTATTCGCAGCAACAGCGGTATCTGCCGTAGCTCTACGCCAAGTGGTGTTTTCGTTTGAGCATTCGATACGCAAGGTTCCAGCTTGATCAGCGAAAGCAGAAGCATTGAACTTTGAGTAACGGTGAGCAGAGGCAGCGGCGAGACCAATATCTCTAGCCGTACCCGTAACCGTTGCACTGATGGCCTGTGCTACTACACTGTCGTTGTAGAAGACGTTATTTTGTGCAGTGCTAGTGACAGCCACAGTGGGCATCGAAACCACAGCGGCTGCAATGGCTTGACCCGCTACACTTTGCCCACGACCCGCAGTAATTTCAGCAGTCAGTTCTTGGTAGTCTTGTATTGCCACAAATTGCAATGAAGCTGTAGTGGTAGTTGCTGGTGCGGTTGCACCATTTAGCCAACGCACTCTGATTTTGTATGTTCCATTCGGATCAGGGATTTGCTGATGGCGACGATAACTATTTGCGCGCCCAGTGGTAGCGTCCAGTGTGCCACCATGAAACCAACACTCATCGGCAAAAGGCTCAAGCTCATACAAGCCGGCTGATGCAGTGGTTGGAACGGTAGATGCAGCACTGTCTAAAGGCGTCAACGCGCTGTTCTGAACCCGATACTTGGCTTGAGTTGCCGTAGTGCCGTCAAACACCCAAGCGCAAGTATGCTGCCCATCTGGCACGCCTGTAGTTGAATTGACCGAGATTGCTTCGACAATAAAACTCTGATTAATGATTCTCTGGCTCAGTACGGCATTGAACGAAACCCTGAATGGAATCTGAAAAGTTTCTTTGGTTGTGATCGACGTGTCGGAGTTGATCGTCGTACCACTGGCGATAACGATAGCGCCTCCGCTAAAGGTGATCGAACCACCAGCGCCGATTGAGTTATCCCACTTTGCACTATCAAGACTTGGACCTGGAAAACTGTCTCTGAATTTTTTCTCGATAGAACCAACAACTTGATAAGGTGTATGAACGCCAGCCAGCTCGACCGTTTTCATGGTCAGCAAACTACCAGCAGCGTCACGAACTAAAATATTAGGCATATTACTTTTCCTTTACTGTCACCGACGTTTCAAACATCGGTGACAAGAATGACTTGCGTCGGTTTATGGGCGATTAGCTTCGCAGATGATGCGACCTTTAACGTCGATTTCGTCGCCAGTAACTAAAAGGGAGGCTCCTGTTTTTGTGGCCGAACAACCATAAAGCCTACCGAGGCTAAAATCGTTAGTAACTGCCGGCGCTGGGAAGTTTGTGAAGTTAAGCCAAGTATTTGTGACCGGCGTTCTGATAGCTACAGTGCCGGCAGTGCTATTCGCCGCTACCTCGTAGTAGTAAGCATCGCCGTTTGGCTTCACGCACTTGATGATGTTGCCCGCAACAAACAGGTCAACGGTAATTTCAGGACATGAGAACGTAGCGGTCGTGCCGGTTGTATTGGTATCAATTTCAGCACCACCCGCCAGCGCAATCTTTGCCGTATCAATAAACGCAGCCCGCTTACCGTCCTTATCCCAAAACTGATAAGTGAAAGTCCAGCCGGCTGTATTGGTCTGACGTATCGAGCCATAAAAGACTTCTGGGGTGATAGTCGTGTTTCCCTTGCCGTTCTGCAACTTATCACCCGTTGATGAATTGAGGCGAACCTCGTAAGGGTCGGACACATCGTAAACGGTGAAAGAATTGCTATATATCTTTCCGTCGTTATCGGTAATATCAACACGAATAACGCCCATATCAACAATGGCGGCCGGCGAGATTACCAAGGTATTAAACGCGTTGCCAGCTGTGCCAACTGGGATATTCTGATTCATATCCCCAGCAACTCCCAAGTGAATCGCTCCAGCCGCAGCCGTCCGCATTCCGTACTTCGTCGCCACACCACTAAGCGTAGAATTGATCTGATTGCCTGTCGCCGCCTCATACCAGCGATAGGTCACGTTGGTCGTATCAATGCCGCCCGGCCGCAACAGATCGGCAGTAATGGCGGCATAGGTGATTTTCTGAGCACCAGTACCTGAGTCAACGCCAACCTCAATCAGGTCGTTTCCGCGAGTGTTGATATAGACAGCGTTCGTTCCGGTCTTTACCGTACTCAGCGTAATCTGTGCAATGGTGTGTGAAACCAAGCCTGTACTAGGGTCGGTATAGTCACCTTCGAAAAATACGCTGAATTGGGCAACAGAAGCTTTAAGATTTCCCTTGATGCGGATATAAGACTGCGTGCCGTCATTTACTATAGTGAACGGCGTCGTGACATCGACATCTGAGTCATTGACAAAAGAAGTGCTGGTAGTCCCATTCGCAAGTGCAGTCCCGCCAACAGTCAGGCAGAACTTCCTGTTAGAAAGAATGGGCGTAACGTCTTGATTGCCTGTTGGCGTTCCAACATATACCCGCCCACGCAACTCAATACCCGTACTTGTATTTGCCGTAAACCAACTTGGCGTATAGCTTAGGCTTGATTCGTCCTTTGTATAGACCTGCTGCGTGCCAGGATTCGACGTGAGATAAGACGTAATCGGACGGGCATCGTTGGTATCGACAATCGTAATTTGACCAGTTGAAACGATAGGCATAATTTATTTCCTTTTAATTAACTTGAAATTTCACAATGAAAGGTTGCGCGTGAATGCACGTCATCAACACTTACTAGAATTTGTTTATAACCAGCCCCGTATAGCGCATTCCAACTTGCGTCATCATAAGGCGCTCCTTGCGGAATGATCGAGGTTCGTGTCCATTTGAATTTCGACGGGGTGATTTCATCAGTAACCTCAACACCATTTCGGAACACTCGGGCCTTTAATGTTGTCTGCTGACCTCCCCCTACTCGGAAAATAATGCCGTTGGAACTTTCTATGATTACATCGTAATCAATACCATCTTCACCTTTGACTGCTGCCAATACCCAATTTGCATTTGAGGTTACTGGATAAACAGGTGGCTCGATTGAGTTGGTTGCTACTATGCACGACCAGCCATAACCCTGATGGATTACGCTATCACCAACTACATAAGATATACCAGATGACCATACTCCTCTATACACATTTCTTGTAGCGTCTGCTGGAGGCCCACTTTGTACGTATGAGTAAGGAACGATAGAGCCCATGCCAACAGTTATTTGGCCACTAATAGTAGCATTAGTAAAGTAAGCATTACCTGCTTTATCAATACCCCAACCAGCGGTACCTTGAGTAGTTATTACATCATTGACAATATTACCATCAAAATTAGATGAAGTAATATAATTACCAATCTTAGCGTTAGTAATAGCTGCATCTACTATCTTAGCGTTAGTAATAGAGCCATCTACTATCTGAGCACTATTAATAGTAGCATTTAGAATTGTAGCTCCATCAATATAAACACCTGGATATACTGTCGTTTGATCAACTGATGTACCTAAAGCAAATACTGAAATAGGTACTCTACTAGCTACTTGCCAGGTTACATTATTATCAAATACTAAATTACCTAGTACTTTTCCAGCTAAACTAATATTAGTACTAGAGTGACTGGTTCCTGCTCCTTTACAAACTAGCATTAGATGTTTATAGGCTAAGTCAGATACTCTAACACATTTACCAACAGCGTAAGTGGTATTCCTAGCAATTAAATCTAAAGAACTATCTGGAGTAGTAACAGCGAATTCATTTGCAGACACAATAAATCTGGAAGTCGTGGCGTCATTATACAACCCATAACCAGCTACTTTACCCCCAGAATCTATTTTTACAGAATAGGTTCCAATTAGTCCATCTGTTACGCCATCTATACCAAATACAGCTTCATCTACACTATCTAATGTTTCATTTAGATCTGCGTGTAACTCTGAGGATGTAATACTACCTGCTATTAATCCTAATACTTCAGGGGTACCAATCCTAGTAGTTACCTTTAGACCTTTATCTTCACTAAAGGGGTAATAAATCGATGTATTACCTCTAGTATCCTTGACTCTTAACCAGTAATAAA